GCTTACCCTGATTTGAGTGGTGACGGAAAAGTAACACAAAAAGACATCTTGATGGGGCGCGGCGTAATCGAAAAACAAGAGGGTGGCATGGTTCCGCAAACTCCCATGATGATGGAAGAAATGATGAACGCGGGTCAAGGACCAGCAATGATGCCGCAAGATCCCATGATGATGCCCCCAGAAGGACAAGCTTCTCCCGAAGGCTTTGTTCAAATTTTTGAGCAAATGCAAGGGCAAATGGATACTCTTGAAGATTCTGACGATCTGGAAGAAATGATGAACGCGGTTCGCGGAGATGTGCAACCGGTCGAAGTCCGACGAGCAGAGCTTGCAGAATATGTAGGTCCTGATGATGCACAACAAACGCCGGACTCTGTGTTAGCTCTAGTGCAACCAGTAATGCAACTTGCCGGTATTGATCAGGGTATTGGCAGTTTAGCCGCAGACGAAATGATGGAAACTCCGGTCGAAGGTCCGATGGCAGAGGGCATTATGTCCACCGTCAATATGGCTCCTGAGATGCCAGCCGAAGCCCCAATGATGGAGGTTGGTAGTCAGCCCCCTGTAAATTTTAACCAAGGGGGTGCCGTACAGTATTTTGCTGATGAAAATCCGCAACGTGTTGCTGTTCTTAATGCCCCCGTGATTGACCCTGCGCTTCAAAGACAACAAGAGCTATTTAGCCAACAACAAACTCTTTTCGATCAATTGGTTGATCCGAAGCAGCAAGCAAAAGACTTAGAAGAACAACGACGTTTGACACAATCGCAAATGCTGTTTGATATAGCACAAGGCGCTTTGGGGTTTGCGACGGCTGGAGAAAGAAACGTAAGTCCAGCGGAAAGGCTGGCACAAACATTTACACCTGTTTTGGGTAACATTGGCAAACGTGCCGGTGAATTTGGTAAATTTAAACAAGCGCAACAAGCAGAAGGTCGTCAGTTAGACCAAATGGCTTTGCAAAGTGCTAGTCAATTATATGGTGCAGAACGTGCGTCTGAAATAGCAAGAGAAGATAAACCCCTTTCGGATGTTTATGCCGTCACAATTACAAATGAAGACGGTAGTGTAACCACAACAAATCGTGGGGTAACTGTGGGTCAGCAAGAGGAATTGCTTAAAATATACGGACCAGAAAACGTTGACATAAAAAAAATATTCAAACCGACGGCGGAATCTAAAGCAGAAAATTTTGTATGGAACGGAGGGATTGTTTCGGCAGTCCCCGGAACGCCCAGATACAGCCTTTTAATAGAGAAGGGTGCTGTGTCTGCGGCTGATGTATCGGCAAGTGCTGTCACCACACGTAAGCAGTACACTTTAACTAAACCCGTAACTATTGGTGATACCACATATGCGGAGGGTTCTTCTCCTTACTTTAGTGACTTGGAAGCTGCAAGCTTAACGCAAAGTTTTGGTAACGACGTGCTTACTGCGTATGTAGCTCCGGTAAGCGAAAAAGATTTCTTCTCCAAATATGGTATGACTGAAGAAACGTTTAAGGCTCTATCAACGGCTGATCAACAATACTTACAAGGCTTGCCGGTAATAAACGATCAAATGTATTTCCAAAAATTTGGTATGGATAAAAACGATTTCCTTACTCTAACCCCAAATAATCGACAGAGGTTGTTAGGTATTGAACCTGAGTACAGATTTGAAAGAATTGATAACGGCGAGAAGATAGACATTGTTAGATTTGATTTAAATGATCCAGACTCTAAAGGAGTTAGCATTTACTCTGACGATATTGTGCAAGACCCTGAATTATTTAAAATTACTATTCCGAATGCTGAAGGTGTTGTCACATCTACTATTGCAGACATTAGTACGCCAGAAGGACAAGCTTTACTTAAACAAGTTAACGATATCAATAAGACTCAACCCGGTGCGGCTGCTATGCAGAAGATTGGTACGGAAAGTATGCGGTTGTCTGCTTTCTTGGTGCCTAATAGTACACCCGGCGGTGGCGCAGCATTGCGAATGTCTTATGACGGTGGAAAAACCTATATTGGGGAGGACGGTCTTCCAAGAGCGTTACCTAGTGATGTAGTTCCCGTTGGAGATCAGGTTGCCTACGATGTTTACAGTCGTGAAAAAGTACGCAACGACGCTAAAGCGTTTTTGAGTGCAAACGATACAGCCCTAGAAGCGGGTATGGGTTTTAGAAATGAAGAAGGTACTCAAACCGCAATTACCAAGGAAGATAAGAAACTCGTTAGAGATGCCTTGTCTCAAGTACGTGCGGGTACCGGTGTTTGGTCTAGTATCTTTGCGGGTGTAAACGCCACAGTAGGCGCTGTTATCGCCCCTGAAACTTTTTCTGAACTATTTAAGGAAACGGAAGAAGGTCGCCAGTTTACTAAGCTGGTGTACGTGTTAGGCCGGTCTGCGTTGGCTGCTTCACCACGGTTTGCGGTCGCGGATTTAGAAACTACAGGTCAGTTGTTTCCAAACCCTGACACTTTCTTTGCTAATCCGGTTACAGAAGCAAACAAGATTATTAGCTTAGTAGACGCATTAAACACTGAAGAAATACGTCTACAACGACTGAGAGCTTCTGACTCACCCGTAGATTCTGCGGTTCTTGCAACGGCTGAACAAAAATTAGGCGAGATTGGGCGACTGAAAAACCTCCTTGGACCTGTTGCTAGAATGGCATCGACAGCTTCTGCAACAGACTTGTCGGCGGCGAAAAACTTTCTGAACAATCAAGTTATGGGGGGCCGTTAATGATGGCTGAAGAAGAAATTGAAATAACCCCAGAAATTAAAGTAGAGACTGTTGCGCCAGAAATTGAGGTAGAGACTGTTGCGCCAGAAAACACGGGGCTTTTTCGTTTTAGTTTTACGCCTCAAGAGTTTGTAAATTTATATGACACTTTTGCGGAAGACGCTTCAAAGCCAAACTCTCAGTTTCGTTCCGCTGAACAAGGTTTTGCTTCTAGCTTAGTAGAAAGCTTAAAATACGACCCTTATCTTAGTGATAAGGTTGATTACAATTTACTACGAACCGGCGAAGCCCCTATTTTGTCCGAATTAGGCTTAGAAGGTCAGGCGCTAACCGATAAACAAATAATAGAGTTGTTTTCTCAAGACGATCAAGGTCGCGATATTGAAGCTGACCCCGGTTTTTTTCAAGGCGTAAAAAGACGTGCTCTGCCCGGTTTGGGTTTTGCTGCGGGTTTTGCTAAAGGCGCACAAGGGGGTAACGTTCTCGTGGCGGGGGTGCCTCCCGTAACACCGTGGACCGCAGCATTGCGTATAGGCGTTCCTATTTTTACAGGGACTGCTGGCGGAGTAGCCGCGTCGTTTGCCGGGGAAAAAGCAACGGATGTTTTGATGGGTTCAGAGCCTATAGTGCTTCCGGGGGCTAGTTCATACGAAGCCGGTAAAACGTTTGCGGATACCTTACCGTTTGTGCTTACACCGTGGGCCGTACCTGCAAAGGGGTTTAGCCTTGGTGGACAACAAGCGTTAAACCAAGCACAAAACTTTATTGGTCCTATTATGAAGGGACAAACCCGGTCACCCCTTTCTGCTCGTTTTGTTAGTGGGGTTGAAAAAATTAGCGGCGGGATGGGTCGATTAGCTCGTGAAAACCCTTATGCAACAGCGGCAGTCGAGGGCGGAGCACTTATTGGCACTACGTTGTTGGCAGGTAAAGCAGAAGACATAGCCCCCGGAAACCCTTGGGTGCGTTTCGGATTTGAAACTACTGGTGGTTTAAGTGGTGCTATACTTACAGACTTAGCTGCAAACAGAGTCCCTGCTTTAACAGCGTGGACGTACCGTGGTGCTAAAAACTTATATAACCGTATTTTTAATAAAACGCCAGACCAGTTACAGCAACAGTATGGTATCTCTGAAGGGGACATGGAATCTGTTGCAACGTTTATAACGCAACAACTAGAAAAAAATCAAGAAAACCCTTTAGCTATTCTTGAAACGCTTAACGACCCACGGTTTGACCGGTTCATGTACACCAAAGGCCCAGACGGAGAAGAACGTCAGATAGTATTGGACCCGGCTACAAGAGCCGCTAGTGTGACGTTGCTAGGCTTGCAAAACCAATTTGCATCAGCTAACCCCTCTATAGGAGCGGATGCGACAAGTCGCATGAACTCTTCTATAGATGCTTTACGTCGTGGATTACTAGCCCTTTATGCAGATGGTTCTTCAGAAGCTTTGCAAGACGCTGCCATCATACAAACGGCTTTATTTGAGGGTGTCTTAGACTCTAAATTAGCACTGGCTACAAACAACACTATTGAAGCCATGAAAAAAGTGAGAGGGGACTCCAAAAATGCTGATATTCAGGCTGCTCAAAACATTTTTGACACTTTAAGATCACAATACAAAGCTGGTCGTGCAGAAGAAACTGTTTTATGGAAAAAAATACCTGACAATTTAGAGGTCAATCAATTTATTGATAAAACAGGAACCGCTCAAGACATCCCTAATTTTATTACTAACTACAACGAAAACATGGGGGATCTTTTAGAAGAAGTTAAAAACGATTTTGAAGGTGGTAGTTTAAAAATTTTAAAACAATTGGTAAGTCGAAAATCTGATGATTTAGGCATAGGTAAAGATGCTGCTGACGGGCCGTTTGATACAGGCGTGACAATAGGGGATTTAAACAGAGCACGAAGTGCTTCTTCAGCTATTGGTACAAGAATGCTTGCCGAAAGCCGCAATGATGCCGCTCGTATTGCTTTTGAGTTTTCCGACGCTTTGTTGGCTGATATGAACAGTATGCCTTTGGGACAAAACCAAGCTTATGACACGGCCAGAAGTTTTTCAGCAGCCTTTAACGACGTATTTACTAAAGCTTATGCAGGAGAAGTTCTGGGGACTTTAAAAAATGGTGCCCCTAAAGTGCCGATTGAAATTCTTGCTAATAACTTGATGAAAGGTGACGCAGCTTTTATGAAGGCCGCAGCATTAGATGGCGTAGCTCAATTTCAAGCAGGTCAAGCGTTAACAAACCTTTTGGAATCAGAAACTGGTGGACAGTTCGCGGATCAAGGCCAACGGTTGATGGCTGACCTTCAAGAACAATATGATCCGGTGACGGGCGTTATAAATCTTCCAGAAATGCGTAAGTGGTATTCACGTAACCAAGAGCTTATTCAAACTATTCCTAATTTAGATGGACGTATTGTTTCGGCAATAAACACGGCTAATGATATTCGTGCTAGTGAAGAAACCTTGCTACGAACATTAAGAGCTAACACTCTCAACCCAGACGGAACCTTAAATACTGGAGCTTTATCTAATTGGATGAACAACGAAAACAACAAACGGTTGTTAGAATTGTTCCCCGGTATGAAAGACGATCTTCAAGATGTTAGTAAAGCTTCTAATTTAATCACACAAACTCAACAACAAAACAAGTTTGATCTTAAAAATGCTAATGATCAAATAGGTTTGTCTGCTCTTTTACCGGATAAAACCTCTAATGCCACTACGGCGGTTACATCTGCACTTTCAAATAACCAAAACAGACCGTTTGCTATTTTAAATCGTTACATGCAAATGATTGACAACGTTGGCAAAGATGGTTTTACAATTTTGCCAAGTAAAAGCGGTGACCAACGCTTTGTAAGCCCAAATTCAGGTCAAACGTGGACTCAAGACAATTTAAGAAATGGTATGCGTAGTGCTATTTACGATAGTATTTTTCAAGTAACGGCAAACGGTCAACGTTTTAGTCCCGCAGCCGCTTTCAACAAAATGTTTGTTGCACACCCGAATGGTAACGGCGTATCTGTTGCTGATTGGATGTTAAAAAACGAATTAGTTGGTAAGGATCAATTAAAAGACACAAAACAGTTTTTGCAGAAGATGGCCGAAATTGAAGCGTTTACGATGAAAGCGAAACCCGGTCAAACTGATGAGTTTTACAAAGACCTTGGTGAAGGTTTTAAACTTGTTGCTGCAATGGGTGGTTCTGCCGTGGGTTCTAGTATTAGAAGCAAAATTGGATTAAACAGTGGCGCGGGTGAAATTATCTTTGCAGGACGTTTTGCTAAATTTGGTCAAGACATGGCCCAACGTTATTTTGCGGAATTGCCCCAGTCTTTACAAGCCAACAGAGTTCAAATGGTTTTGGAAAACGAAGACTTGCTTAAACAAGCCCTTCGCAAAGGAAAAACTCAACGCGAAAAAAACGCTTTAGCGGCGCAGTTTGCAGAAAAAGCTATTCAAAACTACGTAATTATGCCGTTAAGACGAATAGGTGGTGAAGCCATACAAGAAACTTTTGCTAGGGACAAAGGTCTTGAAGGACAAGAAATTTCTCCCGTAGAAGCTGCACCGGTGGTGCCTGAAGAAGCGGTTCCCCCGCCGCAAGCTTCGTTACAACCCGTGCCAAAGTTCATGGACCGCGAATCACGCCAACTTCAAGGAGCAGAGACCCCTCCCACCATGTCTCAGCCCCCTGCTGCACCGGCACCGGCTCCCACGGGACCGGTGAACCGGTCTCAGTACGCGGCCTTGTTCCCCTCTGATATTGCTTCTGGTTTGATTCGGTCCCAAGATCAAGGAATTGGCTCCTTGATGGGCTAATTGTGCAGAAGTTAAAAAACAACGTTACGCACATGGACGAATATCTTCACAAGATAAGGCAGAATAAATTTGTTAAATATCGAGCAAAAGTATATGTAAAAAATACGTCGGGTCAGGTGCCCGGTGTGTTGTTGGAACAGGTTGAAAAAAACAAGTCTGTAAAAATGTGGTTAGATTCTTCAGAAATTGAAGATGTCATTTACATTTTAACGGAAGCTTACCAAACTCTTTTAGAAAACCAAAAGCCTAGCTCATAAACCCAAAAACAGGCTAAAATATGTTCGCGGAGTTAGCAGCAATAGGAAGTGCCCTCAGTGCTATTAACAGTGCCGTATCTAGTTATAAAGAAACGAAGGCCAACGCACAGGATGCTGCTAGGCTTTTAGGACGCTTCAGTGAGACTTCAGAGAAGCTAGATAAGTGGGAAAAGAAGACCAAACGTAAGCGCCCACTAACTCAGAAAGAGGCGATGGATCTAAGTATCCACCGTCGCAAAATTAAAAACGTAGAAACACAAATTAAAGATGTCTGCTTAATGAGCGGATGCATCGATATATGGCAGGATGCTCAACGCATTCGTGTCCAAAGCCAACGGGAGCATGAAAAATATTTAAAAACTGTACATCTCAGAAGAAAAGAAAGACAACGGAAAGTCAGAGCGGTGATGGTGGTTGCGCTTATCGTTACCTTCACAATAACGCTGGTTGTTACTGGTTATGGCTCTAAAGTATTATACGAGCAATATGAACTGCATCAGGCCAAACAAAAACTAAAAAATAATAGACGAATACTTAAAAACATCCGTGAATGTGGTAGGCAAAAATGTTAATGGCGTTTTTGTTAGTGGTAATTGTAGATAATAATGTTGTGTCAGATAACAAAATGTTATTTCGTGACATTTATCGCTGCAACACGTTTGCTACAGCGATAGAGTCAGGTAAGACCCGTTTTCGGGACAAACGATACCATCCGCAGCAAAAGATCACCTGTTACTGTGTGCCCCGCAGGGTTCAAAAAACAGAGGTGTTTTACGATTAACTGAGCCAAGATGCTACGTCCTCGTTCAAGACCTCACTCGCAATGTTAATTTTACTGCGTAATGCTTTCAGGATTTTTTCATCGATGGTGTTTGGCGATACCAGATCAATATAGGTAACGGCGTTTTTCTGCCCGATCCGGTGTGCGCGGTCCTCGCTCTGGAGGCGGATCTCCAAATCGTAACTGTTGCTGTAGTACACTACGGTGCTTGCTTCCGTGAGCGTAATACCGTAGCCGCCTGTTTTGGGTTGAGCGACAAAAAACCGTAAATCGCAAAGGGGGTCTTGAAACCGATTCACGATCTCCTGCCGCTCATTCTGTGGCGTGTCTCCAAAATATGAAGCCACGGATCTTGGACCGAACTCTTTTTGCAGCATCTCAGAGATCCTAGCAATGTCGTGACGGTACGTTGCCCAGATAATGACCTTACCATCCGCCTCGTCCACAATCTCTCTGAGGGCGCTCATACGCTTACTGGGGATAGGTTGCAGGTCACCCTCGTCTGGCTGCAGGAAACCACAACAAATCTGTTGTAAACGCATGATTTGGGTAAGCACACTTTGGGTCGTTGCAAGCTCACCATTTTCTAGTTTGGCAAGTGCCAGCTTCTGCATTTGTCGGTACAGTTTAACCTGTTCGTCGGTCAGGTCCACATCGCGCCGCATATAAATTTTATCAGGCAGATCAAGGCAATCTTTCTTCAATACTCTGTTGGAAAAGTGCTCTAACTTTTCAGTCAGTTCGTCCAGTCTGCGATACCCTGTAACTTCCTGAAAGCTGCGGTTGTTGATGACACGGCGGGCAAGGATGCTGTAACGCGCTTGGAACGCGAAATAATTCTCAAATCCCAAGGCCTTTTTGTCCAGAAACAAACATTGGCTGAACAAATCCATTGGTGATTTTGTAATGGGTGAACCTGTCAGAATGCGACGATATTTACTGACTTTATTGAGCGATACGATGTTTTTGGTGCGCTGCGCCTTGCGGTTTTTAATCGTGGTGCTTTCGTCCACAATCACCAGATTGTCTGGGTGATGTTTGCAAAACGTGTTCGCCACCTTTGTGCCTTTTGGCGTAGAGAAAGCTTCGACGTTCATCACAAAAATTTTTAACGCCCCTGTCTGGTCAAACAGAAACCGGGACACTTCATCTTCATATTTCTTGCTAATGTTTGGTTGCCAACGTAATATTAAAGGTTCGATTTCGGTGGGAACGTGAGTCGGGATTTCGTTTTTTATCCAGTTGTCATACACCCCCTTTGGGGCAATAACTAACGCGGCAGAAATCTTTCTTTCTTCCCACAGCTTGACCATCGTATCAAGCGCGACTTTTGTTTTACCGGTGCCCATCTCCATGAGCAACGCATAATGAGGCGCGGCCCACGAGTCTTCTAGGGCTGTTAACTGGTGCTCATACGGCTCAGTTTTAAAATTAAAGTTCATCTGATTATTCCTCTTGACATTCTCCTACTATAGAATAATATGGGTAATTGTCAAGGCCCAAACGGTGCCTTCTAACCACGATAGAGGAAACACGATGAATGATTTGAATGAGATGTTTGAATCTGAATTTGAGGCAAAAAAAGCCTCATCCCTAGAGAAAGTAGATCAAGATGGGCTGTCGTCTGTCGCTGCTATTTCTCGACAAATCTTAGCAACAGAAACCACGATTGATGATCTGGAGCGTCAGATCAAAGACCACAAGAAAAAACTCCTGACGCTTACTGACGAGGAACTTCCTGCCATGCTCAACGAAATGGGCATCAGTAAGTTCTCGCTCGATGACGGTTCAGAGGTTGTAGTTAAACAAACGTTTGGCGGCAGTATCACCCAAGCGAATAAGGAAGAGGCGCACAGTTGGTTGCGAGATCACGGTCACGATGACATCATCAAAAACACTGTTACCTGTCAATTCGGGCGGGGTGAAGATGATCAGGCTGCTGCCTTTTCAACAATGGCTGAAGAGAAAGGGTTTGTTCCAGAGCAAAAAACTGCGGTTCATCCGCAGACGCTTCGAGCGTGGATAAAAGAGCAGACCGCAAATGGAAACGAGTTCCCGATGGATTTGTTCGGGGCGTTTATTGGACAACGAGCTACGATTAAGAGGAGCAAGTGATCATGGCAAAAGCATTAAAAGAAAAAGCAAGCACGGAAGTTAGTACGGAAGTTTTGAATTTGTTTGAGGACGACGCGGGTTCTGGCTTGCAGGACATGGGGCAAGAGGATCTTGCGTTACCTTTTCTGAAGGTTCTTTCTGGAAACGATCCTGTTTTGGATGACGCAGATACAGATGCTCGAAAAGGCGACATCTACAACACTGTGACGGCTAATGTTTATGCGGGTGCGGAGGGAATCAACGTGATCCCTTGCGCTTACCAACGACGTTTCATCTGTTGGGCACCTCGTGGCGAGGGGTCTGGAGCACCACAGGCGATTTATGAGCCGGGTCAAGAAATGCCTAAAACGGAGCGGTCGCCTGACGATAACAAAGAGTATGTGGTCGGCGGTAGCGGTGAATATATCGAAGAGACCCATCAACATTTCGTCGTCGTTATCAACGAGGATGGGTCAGCGGAAACGGCACTGATTGCGATGAAATCGACGCAGCTAAAAAAGAGCCGGAAGTGGAACAGCATGATGCAGTCCGTTCAGATGATGGGCGCTAACGGGCCGTTCAATCCACCGCGATACTCTCACATTTATGCGCTTAAAACCGTGAAGGAGGAGAACTCCAAAGGGTCTTGGCACGGTTGGGAGATGTCCCGTGTGGGACCGATCACGGATAAGGGATTATACGTTAAGGCCAAAGAGTTTCACGATTCAATCTCTGAGGGTGATGTTCTCGTTAAACACGAGCAAGAAGAGCAAAAGGCAACAAAAGAAGTATTTTGATTGCTGCGGGGCGGCGTGAGTCGCCCTTTTTGTTTTTCGGGTGGAGTGTTACATGAGCGTTCAAAAATTTATTGATATTTTTGATGGACTCCAAGAAGCGTATGGCACTTTCAAGATTGAAAAAGAGAGTGCCACAGGCAAAATGCAGGGCAAAGCTGCCGTCATTCGTGAATCACGGACCACGGTGCTCTGGGAGAACCATCTAAAAGGCAAGACGGGGATTGGAATCATCCCGATTAATCGGGACGATGAGTGCCAGTGGGGGTGTATTGATGTTGATCAATACCCGCTCGATCACAAGGTTTTAGTGCAGAAGATCCGCAAAATGAAATTACCTTTGGTGGTGTGTCGCAGCAAGTCGGGTGGCGCACATTGTTTTCTTTTTACCAAAGAATATATCGAGGCCAAGGATATGCAGAAGGCGTTGCAGTGTATGGCTTCGGCATTAGGCTATGGAGAAAGCGAAATATTTCCAAAGCAGATCAAACTGCATTTAGATCGCGGCGATGTGGGTAACTTTCTTAATCTGCCGTATTTTAATGCGGAAGAGGGGTTGCGGTACGCGATTCAGGATGATGGTACTAGCGCCACGTTACAAGAGTTCTTTGAGCTTTACGAAGAACATGTGCAGACCCCAGAGCAGGTAATTGCTTTACAGGTCGTTAAAGTAAAGGAAAAGCAGTTGTTGGCAGACGGCCCTCCTTGTTTACAGATTCTTTGCACGGACAAAATCAGCGAGGGTGGTCGCAACAATGGTTTATTTAACATTGGCGTTTACCTGCGGAAAGCTTTTCCTGATTCTTGGGAAAGTGAGATCCTCAGTTACAACATGCAGTATTTAGATCCGCCGTTGCCGCTCAATGAAGTGAACATTGTAGCGAAGCAAGTACAGCGGAAAGACTACGCTTATAAATGCAGTGATGCCCCCATCAACGCGCACTGCAATCGAGAGCTTTGTCACACCCGCAAATTCGGTGTGGGGTCAGCGGTGCAGGGGGCAAGCATTGGCAACCTGAGAAAATACAACAGCACCCCGCCAGTCTGGTTTATGGACGTGAATAGCGAACCGTTAGAACTGGATACAGAGGGTCTGATGAATCAGAGTGCTTTCCAGAAAGCGTGTATGGAGCAACTTAACTTTATGCCGCGCTCTGTTAGTAAACAGGTGTGGGAAAGCAGGATCAGCGCACTGCTCACGGACATGAAAGAAAATGAGAGTGCGATAGTGGAGGTGAGTCAGGATGCCAGTATTGCCGGTCAGTTCTATGACTACCTTGAGGAATTTTGCCGCCACATGCAGCAAGCGCAAGATAAAGAAGAGATTTTGTTACGCAGACCGTGGACCGATGAAGAGATCAATAGGACGTATTTCAGGCTCAAGGACTTTGAAAATTACCTGAAGAAGAACAAATGGTTTGAATATAAGAGTCACCGGATCGCACAGCGTTTGCGAGATATTCACGGCGAATCAACAGTATTGAAAATCAAAGGAAGAAGTGTGCGGGTATGGGTAATCCCCGCTTTTCAGGCAATGAATATTGAAATTGATCCACCACAATTTGAAACAAAAGAGGCAGTGTTCTAATGGAAGAAAAATCAGACAGAAATGCAGAAATCTACCGAATGCGACACGTTGAGGACATGACGTTCACCGCTATTGGTGAGCGTTTGGGTTTGTCCCGTGAACGTGTTCGTCAGGTTTACGAGCGTATGAAAATCCAGAACGAGGATAGTTGGTTTGCAAAAGGGGACTACACGCGACGTAGCTGCCCCAACTGCGAAGACTGATGTTCCGTATCTTTGGTCCACCCGGCACGGGTAAGACCACGACATTGCTGGATATGGTGGACCAAGCCTTGGAGCAGGGCACACGGCCCACGGATATTGCGTTTCTGGCTTTTACGCGCAAGGCAGCAAACGAGGCCAAAGAACGGGCGGCGAAACGTTTTGATCTGTGTCCGAAAGAGGATCTGCCTAACTTCAGGACTCTGCATAGTCTCGCCCTTACCTTGACCGACATTAAACGGGATCAGGTGATGCAGACTGAAAACTACCGGGAATTATCTCAGGTGTGTGGAGTAACGCTCAACGGCACAAAATCCACGGTGGACGATGACTTACCGTCTATTAACAGCAGTGCTGACCCGATTCTTGGGGTTATCAATCTGGCACGGCTACGAAAGGTGCCGCTGCGCGAACAGTACAACATCAGCGACATTGACGAGGAATGGAGTCTGGTGGACTACGTTGACAAGACGTTGCGCGAATATAAGCACCGTTTTAATCTGTACGACTTTACCGACATGCTTGCCGTGTTTGTGCAGTCTGGTGCGAGGTACTGCCCACATTTTAAATTAACTTTTTTGGATGAGGCGCAGGACCTCAGTCCTTTACAGTGGGATATTGCCCATCTGCTAGATGATAAGTCAGAGCGGATGTACTGCGCCGGGGATGATGACCAAGCGATTTACAGATGGGCCGGTGCGGATGTTGATCATTTTATCAATCTGGATGGCGGGGTAGAAACGCTGACCCAGAGCTACCGCATTCCAAGCACTGTCCACAGCCTTGCAGAGCGGGTAGTGGGTCGAATCCAAAATCGGTTTCCAAAGAAGTACCAACCTCGCGAAGAAACCGGCGTGGTTCGACGGATCAACAGCGTGGACGAACTGGACATGGCTCACGGCACATGGCTTATCTTGAGTCAGGCGGGATACCTGTTACAGCCGGTACAACAGGATTTGAAATCCAGTGGCTACCTATTTACCTACCGGGGCTTCCGCAGCATCAGCGAAAAAATCAGCGCGTCGGTGATCGGGTGGGA